GAACAAGCTGGTGAGAGAATAAGAATAGCAGAAGAAAAAATTGACTTGAATAGGGAGAAAAAGAATGAAGCGAAAAAATAAAAAATATGCTAAGGGAGATGCGGTAGATACAGGAGACTTTGGTTCTGAAGCAGCAAACGATGCAAACTTAAGATCAGGTAATAAATCTGTTGGCTATGGAGGAGGAGACGGAGATCCAAGAACAGGATCAACTCCTACATCAAATGTAACTGTACCACAAAAAAAACCATTCCAAGTAAATACAGGTCCCGTGCAATTACCTAACGTTGGGTTTCTAACAATGGGCTTCAACAAAATTGCAAAAGGAATGTATGATAAAAAAAATTTAAAACAAGCTAGAAAAGACGATATCCTTGGCGGAGAGATGTTAACTACAGGCCAGAAGAAAGTGACTGTGCCTGACAGAGATGGTGGAGGACAACAACCACAGCTCTGTCCTGACGGATCCTTACCACCATGTAAAACACCAAACACACAGATCAAAGCACCAGCACCAAAGAATATGTTTCTTGCAGATTTTCGATCATATGACGATGGGGGTGAAATTGTGATATCATCTAACGTGGATAAAAGTTTATTATGATAGATTTATTTATCATAGGAGTTCCTTTTTCCATTATTGTTTTATATGTTTTATTAAAGGTAAGAGAATATGACGATAGGTAAAAAATCAGGACCACCACCTAAGAAGGGGCCAAACTCAAGCATACCACCAATCAAATTTGGTACAGGTGGAATGCCATGTCCACACAGAGAACCTACAAATAAAAATATTTATCCTGGAAATAACAACATACAAGTAAAAGGTTATAAATTTATAGGAGTCAGATAATGTTAAGATGGGTATATAATTTAATCAAAACATTACTTTTCAAAGAGAAAGTATATAAATCAAAAACAATCAAACTAGATCCTTGTTGGAAACATGAAGTTTTCAAAAAGGGTTGCCCAACATGTAGGAGTCTAAATGCCTAGTAGAGTAACACAACTACTGCAATTGCTAGAAGAAGCGAAAGAAAAAGGCGATGCAGATAAAGTTAAAGAAATAGAAAGTGATCTTTTCAAAGAGAAAAGAGCAAAAGGTGGAGAAATAGAAGAAGCAGAAGTCGTATTAGTAAAAGGTGGTGGATATACAAGCGATCTTCTTTAATGTTTAAATTTCTAAACAAAAAAGAAAAATTAATTTTTCTTTCTGGTATTTTTGAAGGTGAAGGCACCTTTGGTAATTTTAAAGCAGGGGTGTATAGAGATGGTAGAGTCAGAAGAAAGATAGAAATATCCGTTGAGATGACTGATAGGGATGTCGTCGATCTGTTTCACACATATTTCAATAAAGGTAACGTTTATGTACGAACTTTCGAAAATCACTATAAAACCTCGTATAGATGGAAGGTAGCAGGGCTTGAGGGTTTAAAAATATTGCATTTAATGTTACCTTATCTATGTAAACGAAGACAGGAGCAATATTATGGCATGGTTCAACTTATTAGGGATGGCGGTAAAGACAGGAGCGCATATATACTCCAACCGACAGAAGACAAAACAAGCAATGTCGGACGCTCAACTAATGCATGCACAAAAGATGGCAGCGGGTGAGGAAGCTTACCAGGGCAAACTGCTAGAAGCTCGACAATCAGATTATAAGGACGAATTTATTTTGATAATCCTCTCGGCGCCCGTGTTGGTGCTCGCTTGGGCAGTCCTGAGTGATGACCCAACCGCAATGGACAAGGTCAAATTATTCTTCGAATATTTCTCACAGCTTCCGAGCTGGTTCACAAATCTCTGGATTCTCGTCGTAGCGAGTGTTTACGGTATAAAAGGAACACAGATATTCAAGGGCAAGAAGTAGTTGCATCTAAGACCTAATCAGTTATAAATGCTTAATGAATCTTGATTTAGATACATTACAATCAATCAGACATTACATCAAAAAACAAATTGAGAAGACAAAAGAGGATTTGGTGTACCATGTAGACACAATCGACAACCTATCGTATTCTAGAGGGAAACTCAGCGCTTTAGAAACGCTGCTACAGGATCTTAAAGACCTGCAGAGAAACGAGGAGAATGTCGATGACGATAATAACACCTGACTCTAAATTAGTTGGAGTCAAATCAAAAGGTGATGCTGCACCTGACTCACAAGAAACAGCAATACCCACGGATCCAGAGGGTATTAAAAAATATCTTGAACTTATACCTAAACCTGTTGGATACAGACTTTTAGTTAGACCTTACTCAGGTCCTAAAAAAACTAAGGGTGGAATAATCTTTACTGATACCGCAGCTGAAACAATTCAAATGACAACTGTAGTAGGTCTTGTCGTTGAAATGGGAGATCTTTGTTATGCAGATAAAGATAAATTTCCAAAAGGTCCTTGGTGTAAGAAGGGTCAATTTGTAATCTACGGCAGATATGCCGGTTCTAGATTCAAAACAAAATATGGTGAACACCGTATTTTGAACGATGATGAAATCATCGCAACAATAAGTAAACCAGAAGATATTCTGCATTTATATTAAGGAGGAAACATCATGGCTGATGCACAAGAACAAGCTAAGACACAACCTGAAGTTGAACTTGATTTAGACGACGTTAAAGAAACAAAAGTCGAAGTTGAAGAACAACAGAAGGAAGAATCAAAAGAGCCAAATTTAAATGTTGGTGAAGTTGATTTAGGTTATGCGGATCACAGCAAAGACAAACCAAAAGAAGAAGTCGATGTACAAGAGATCCCAGAAGAACAACCTGCGGAAGATAAAACTTTCGAAAACGAAAGAGAAACTAAGTTAGATAAGAAAGAAGATCCTGACGACCTTACTCAAGTATCTGAGTCAGTTAAGAAAAGAATAGATAAACTGACAAGGAAATTTAGAGAAGCTGAGAGAAGAGAAAAAGCTGCTTTAGATTTTGCTAAAGGTCTTCAGAAAAAGTACGATGATACTCAAACTAAGTTTGACTCTACAGATGAAAAATATCTGAAGGAGTTTGATGCGAGAGTAGATGCTCAAAGAGAACAGGTAAAGCGTAAGTTAAAAGAAGCAATTGAATCCAATGATGCAGAAAAAATCATGGAAGCAAATGATGAGCTTACTCAATTAACTGTTGAAAAAGAAAAAGCTAGAATCAAAATGGCTGATAGAGAAGCTAGATTGAAACAGCTTGAAGAGCAAAAAAACGCACCAAAAGAGGAGCCAACTCAAGAGCAACCTGCACAATCTGAACCTAGCCAAAGAGCAAAGGATTGGGCATCTAAAAATGCTTGGTTTGGTAACGACAAAATCATGACAAACGCTGCAATGACTGTGCACGAAGATCTAGTGGGCATGGGTATTGATGTAGAAAGTGATGAGTATTATAATGAAATAGACAAGCGAATGAAGGATAACTTCCCTCATCGTTTTGCTAATACAGAGCAACGAAAACCCGTCCAAAAAGTTGCTTCTGCTGGAAGAACTCAGCAGGGACGTAGATCTGTGAGACTCACCAAATCACAGGTGGCGATAGCCAAAAAATTAGGGGTGCCACTAGAAGAATACGCTAAATTCGTGAAGGAGGTATAGAATGAGCGATAAAATAAATAGAACTTCACGCGCGTCAGAAGAAAAAAAAGAGGTTAGAATTAAACCTTGGACGCCACCATCATCTCTGGATGCACCACCTGCGCCAGACGGTTTTGTTCATAGATGGATAAGAACCGAAAGTATGGGTTTTCAGGATACAGCTAATGTATCCAAAAAAATGAGAGAAGGTTGGGAATTTGTGAGAGCCGAAGAGATTAAAAATCAACTAGGTGATCATGCTTATCCAATCATTGCTCAGGGAACTTACGCAGGTTTGATCGGGGTTGCTGGCCTTGTGTTGGGAAGGATACCTATAGAGATCGCAAAAAGCCGTGCTGAGTATTTTAAACAAATTACTCAAGATCAAGTTAACTCGGTGGATAACGATGTCTTAAAGGAACAACGACCGGAGATGCCGATGAATATTAGTCGACAATCTCGCGTAACTTTTGGTGGAGGAAACAAAAATTAATTTTTTGGTGATCACCACTCTAAGTAAATGTTAAACAATAAAGGAGAAAACAACTATGGCTAATGTAGCTGAAAAATATGGTCTAAGACCAGTAAGAAAGTTAGATGGCTCTCCATTTATTAACGCACAAAACAGATACAGAATTGCAAGTGGATATGCAACTGCAATTTTCCAAGGTGACTTGGTAAAACCTGTAACTGGTGGCGGGATCGAAAGAGCAGTAGCAAATACCTCTGATCTTGTCGTGGGCGTTTTTAACGGAGTGTTCTACACAGACCCTACTACTCAGAAGCCGACGTTTAAAAATCATTATCCAGGCGGAGTTGCAGCTAGTGATATTATCGCTAATGTAATTGATGACCCGAATGTGGTTTACTCGATCGATTCTGATGGAGCGTTTGCAGTAGCAGACATCTTTAAAAACTTTGCAATAACAAACGTAACAGGTAACACTTTAACAGGTATTTCTGAAGTCCAATTGGATCACAGTGTATCTGGATTAACAGTAAGTGGCACAGTTCTTCAAGCAGTCGATATTTCGCAAGACACGCAAAATAGCGAAGCTGGAAGTGCAAACGTAGACGTGTTAGTTAGAATTAACAATCACTTCTACAGCCAAGGAACAGGAGTATAATTTATGGCTATATCACGATCACAACTAGTTAAAGAACTAGAGCCAGGATTGAACGCACTGTTCGGCCTGGAATACAATAGATACGACAATGAGCATGCTGAGATCTACACTACAGAAACTTCAGACAGAGCGTTTGAAGAAGAAGTAATGTTATCTGGCTTTGGCACTGCAGCGAATAAAGCTGAAGGTGCTATGGTTACTTTTGACCAAGCAACTGAAGCGTATACTTCAAGATACACTCACAATACTGTGGCGTTAGCATTTGCTATCACAGAAGAGGCAATTGAAGATAACTTATACGACAGATTAGCAGGCAGATACACAAGAGCTCTTGCAAGATCAATGGCGCAATCAAAACAAATCACTGCAGCGAATGTATTAAACAATGCGTTTGATACAAGCGGAAGTTTCAATGGAGGTGACGGTAAAGCACTTTGTACTACTGACCACCCATTAGCAAACGGCGGAACATTCAGAAATGAATTATCTACTGCTGCTGACTTGTCAGAAACATCGTTAGAACAATCATTGATTGACATCGCTGCGTTCGTAGACGAAAGAGGACTTAAGATCGCTCTACAAGGTAGAAAATTAATAATTCCAAAAGAATTACAATTTACTGCTGAGAGAATCATGAAGTCTCCTCAAAGAGTCGGAACTGCAGATAACGATATCAACGCAATGGCAAACATGGGAATGATACCAGAAGGTTACAGAGTTAACCATTTCTTAAATGATACTGATGCATTCTTCATTATGACTGACGCACCAAATGGTCTAAAACACTTTGTAAGATCGCCAATCAAAACTGCGATCGAAGGTGATTTCGACACTGGAAACGTAAGATTCAAAGCTAGAGAAAGATACAGCTTCGGCTTCTCTGACCCTAGAGGAATCTTCGGATCTCCAGGTGCTGCGTAATATCTAAGTACCTAACTATCTAAAAGGGGCGGAGTTTACTCTGCCCCTTTTTTTATATATAATCTAAACAACCTAGATAAACTATTATGTCGACTGACTAGGCAGACGGTATAGAGACGACATAATCAAAGCTATACAAAGGAGAAAATTATGGCA